ACATCAATTAGTCTTGATAAATGTTTACTCTTCATTTTGAATTAAATTAAGGATTAATATTAATGTTGCTAGTCCTGCGCCATAAACTAACATTTCGATTTTACGACTACTGACTAGCGCATGTATAAAGCCAGTAGTAGACAGACATATGAGTATATAAATCATGATGTCTGTCACTTTTTTAAAGAATTTATCCATTGATCGCAGCCATTGACATTATTTCTGCAATCTCATCTTGACTAGCATCTTGCGTCAAGTTTTTATACTCTTGTATTTTGTTCTTGATCAGCCATGAAGGAACTAATGCTTCTACATTGACGGGCTTGCCGTCGCCCTGATCATCGTCAGACAAAATTTCTACCTGCGAAGCAGCGAGGTATGTTCGATCCAGTACGTGTGTACCGTTGATAGTGATGTTTTCTGCGTAGATAGCTTTACCTACGTATCCCATTGAAATGAATTGAATTTTTAACATGATTTAGATATTTATAATTAAATTTTACAAAAGAAACTGCGAAGCAGTATTAATATTCATCGCTACTGTAATCTAAGGCAGAGTCATCAAAGATGATAGGACCATCAAACATTTCTGTTTGTGATGAACCTAGATCTCTAGATCTTAGATCTGATGATTCAGTATACGATGCTGATTGTTGCTCGATGATAGTGAGTTGATCATCATCATTAGGAAATAACATTTCCTGTTGTGCTGGTGTTCTCCATACTTTGAAGTTACTCTGTAACCATTCTGGAATGTAGAATGTAAATCGTTGGATGTAAACCTCTGTACATTCTTTGTACTTGTTCCAGATTTGTACCTCTTCTGGTTGAGCTTCAACGAATGTCAAGTCTTGCGTACCTTTCTTTGTGATCCATCTAAATGGAACCCAACAGTCTTTGTACTGTACCTCATACTCCGTCCCAGTCTCTGGATTTGTTTTCTTACCGAACACCTTTGCCAATCTGATAGACTGTGTACCGTTCTCTTTCTTGATGCGTTTTACAACCGTAGCTGTGATAGTGATAAATTTCATGACTGTATGTTTTAAATTAATATGCAATGTGACTAACATTATCGTTTGTGTATGACTGCGAGCGAAGCGAGTTTATCGTTGGATATCTAGAAAGTTATTGTGTATACAATCACTTTGTACGATATACAATGACAGACATGCAGAAACTATAATGTACATTCGCTATATTAATTAAACATAGAGTCCTTGATTATTTATTATCATAGCGTACTGTTGTACGTATCATGATAGTGAACCGTACATAATCATATAGGCAAAGACTGGTGTGTAAACTCTGTCATCATTCTATTCAATGCAACGCATTGACAATCACACATTAAGCCCGTGTTGTTGATAGTGATGTAGCTTTAGAATAGAGAGATATGACGGCAGGTATAACCCCTCCTCTCCGTGTGTGTGATAACAAAAGGAATGAGCGATAGCGAATACCTATAAGCGAGCGAAGCGAGCGGTAAGGGGGTGGGTACACAAAATACCTCAACGAACAACCGTAAAATAAAACGTAAAATGAATGCAGCTGTATATCTCTACAGTCTGTAAGTAAAAGCTAAAAAAATCTGGACAGCAAAGTACGAGAGCAATGGGGGTGGGTAAATGTAAAACGTTTTCCATACGATGATTGTGATCTCAGAATCTTATAGAACCCAATACCTCTTCATATGTGCCATTTTTTAAAATAGTCTTACTAACCTAGTAAATGGTATACAGGGGTTTTTATATATTTGCCACATATAAACAAGGAATATTGTTTTTCTGCCACATAAGTTGTATATTTGATCAAACACAGGCGTTATGAGAGGTATTGTCCACAAAACTACACAGGTATTCACACAGTCAGAAAGGCTGTCAGCACTAGATTTGGTAGGGTCTGCGAGAACTAATGAGTGGAATTCTACACAGCAATTCACACAGAGATCTACACACTGGATATATTCGGTTGTAATAGCTATTGTATTTACAGTTATTGTAATAGCTTGTATATAGCTATTGTATAATATATATATATATATAATAAAATATAATATAATAAATAACATAAACAAATGATTGAGAAAAAAATTTACTTTGGAGAGGACGCTTGGGAGAAAATCGTAAGCGGAGTACAGAAATTAGATGAGGCTGTTGGGTCTACTTTGGGTCCAAATGGTAGAACGGTTATCCTAGAGGACGACTTTGGCAATCCTCATGTAACAAAAGATGGTATTACTGTAGCTCAGAGCTTGGTGCTATCTGACCCTGTTGAGCACTTAGCAATGAGTACTGTTCGCCAGGCTTCTAAAAAAACAGCGCTTCGCGCTGGAGATGGAACTACTTCGTCTATAGTTTTGGCTCATGCATTATTACGGATCATTGGAAAAAACCAAAGCGAAAATGCTAGTGTCCATGAAATCAAGAAGGGGGTTTACGACTGCATGAAGGAAGCTGTCAAGAGAATTAAAGAAGTTAGTCAAGACATCGACAATACAAAATTGAAGCAAGTTGCTACTTTATCAGCAAATGGCGATGAGCTTATCGGAGGTCTTATTGCTTCTGCATTTGAAAAGGTTGGTAAAGACGGTGTTGTTTCGGTTGAGGAATCGTACAACGAAGAGTCGTACATGACTTTGAAGGAAGGAACTAAGATTGACAGAGGGTATGCTTCTCATCACATGGTTACAGACCTCAACAAAAGAGAATTTTCAGTTAAAGATCCGCTTATTTTAGTTTGTGCTGCCGAAATTCAGGGACCTCAACAGATTTTGAGTGTTCTTGAGTTTTGTGCAAAGAACAACTTTCCAATCATTATCGTAGCAAACACAAGTGATGAGTTTGTTGCTACAATGATCTTGAACAATAGACAAGGAAGATTTAAGTCTTGCGTGGTTAATCCTCCTGGAATAGGATACAAGAGAGACGAGCTGCTTCAGGATCTAGCGCTTATGACAGGGGCTGAGTTTATCAGCGAAGACATGGGAACTGACCTAGGGTCTATAACTCCTGATATGCTTGGTAGAGCCTCGAAGGTTGTTGTCAAGGAAGGGGAAACCGTTCTATTTATCGACGAGCAACCAGAGGAAGTTGACCAAATCAAAGCTCATTTACATGAGATGATGCAGGATATTAAAAACGAAGACCAGATGTGGCATTTAAGAGATAGGCTATCTAAGCTTACTGGAGGTGTGGCGACGATAAATGTTGGGGCTTCGACAGAAGTAGAGATGAAAGAGAAGAAAGACCGAGTGGATGACGCAATATCAGCCTCCAGAATAGCCTTAAAAGAAGGTGTTTTGCCAGGAGGAGGGGCTTTCTTGCTAAAATTATCGAAAAGACTAAAAAAAGCATGGGATAAAGAAGCAAATTTAACAGATTCTTACAAAGAAGGATGGGGTTTTATGTGTAAATCGTTAGAAGCTCCTGTTAGAAGATTGCTAGATAACAGCTATTACGATGAAGATACTAAAAAAACCATCTTAATAAAGGTTTCAAGCTCAGATAACTTTATCGGATACAATGTTAAGAGCGAAAAAATAGAAGATTTGCTGGAAACTGGAATAATTGACCCTACGGCAGTTACCATAAACGTATTAGAAAACGCCGTAAGTGTGGTTTCTGAGCTAATAACAACAGATTGTGTAATAACAAACGTAAGAGCATGAAAGCATTAGGATTATTTGTGGTTATAAAGCCAATTTCAGAGAGAATAGAGTCTAAAGGAGTCATTTTATCGGCTCAAACAGAGAAAAACGTTAGATATCTTCCAGGAGAAGTCATTACTTGCGGAAGCGATGTTAAAATGCTAGAACCAGGCGACGAAATATACTACGATAAGATGGCTGCAAGCGATATTAGAGTAGGTGAGGACAAATATCTGGTTCTTATGGAAAATGGATGCGTTGTTAAAAAATGAAAAAAATCCCTTTATTTGATTATGAAAGGGATAGGATAATAATGGAGACGTCTTTTGTCTACAAAGGACAAGAATATTTGTTTTTCCCCGAAGGAGTTGACTTTTACTCCCTCTACAGAAGCGAGAGGAAGGTTAACTCTTTACAGGAAATCGAATATATAGGCGAAAAATTTATGTGGCTTAACAAGGATTTTGACTTCAAGTTGTTTTGTTCGCACATGATTGAGATGACGGACAGATCAAATGGACATGTAATTAGAACATACTCAAAAGAAAAAATCATAACTGCTTGTGAATCAGCATATAACGGAATACTTAGCGGTAAAATTCCTTACTGCGCTAGAAGAAGAAAGGTAATTTTTAATCCTGTAAAGATGATAGAAAAAAGCGAAAAAATAAAAATAGTAAATAGTCTTTTACACCCAAGAAAAGTATTTGAAGAAAAAGATATTTGGGACGCTGTAGATGTTATAGAAGGTAAAATAACCATGAAAAGCCTCGGAGAGCAATTGAATTGTAGCCCTCCTACGGTAAGAAAAAGCATAAATGACAGTATGCTATTAAAAATTAAAGAAATAAACGAGGAAAGAAAGAAGATACGTCACCAGAATCTCATTTTAAGCGCAATTAAGAGCATTATAGACGAAGGGTCTAAGGTTACCGTGCGAGAGGTGAAAAGAAGGGTTCCTGTTAGAGATCAAGCCCTTCTTCGCTGGATTGCTTACCACGAATCTTAGCGTTCATCTTTTTTATAGCCATTCTATAAACTCTATCGGTGTAAGTGTCCCCTTTCATTATGGGGTTTATTCTTGGGTTTTCACTGAAGGTTTCTTTCATCAAGAGCCTCTTGTATACGTGGTTAACTATTCTCTTTGATTTTGCAGACAGCTCGTAAATAGCCTTTCTGTTTGATACCTCGTTCTTTTTTCTCCAAACAACAATGTATTCTGCTTCTCTAAGTTTCCAAAAACGATCCCTGTCCCATTCCATGATGTTTGCATAATCTTTAAATGCAGCAGAGTCGAATCTGCCTTCATCATACAAAAAAAGAAGCATTTCTAAATCTGATTCCTTCAAATCATACTTTCTTTTCACGTAATACCTTACTATTCTCCAGTATTTCAAGAAGTTATATTTTCTTTCTCTTTCGTATCCTATATGATATTTTTCCTTTTGTTTTACTCTCTTTCGGAGCATGGGTCTTTTTTTATGCATATAAAAGTGAATTTTATTTATTTGTATATTTGCTCATGATAAGATAATGATAAAATCATTAGAAATGGCATCAAAAGTAGACAAATCAAGCATGGCTTGCAACAAGCCAAGAGCTAGCACTAGACCAGGAAAGAAAAAAATGGTTAAGGCATGTTCTGGAGGTACAGAAAAAATAATACATTTCGGCGCTAAAGGATATGGTCATAATTACTCTTCTGCTGCCAGAAAATCATTCAAAGCTAGACACAAGTGTGGATCAGCTACAAATAAATTGAGCGCTAGATACTGGGCTTGCAAAAACTTATGGGCTGGAAAAGGAGGGTCCACTAAATCATCTCCTAAATCAAAACAAGGAAAATATTAAAAAATGGATCCATTAAAAGTTAAAAGAAAAAAAGCTAAAATCAAAAGCAATCCTTCTAGTAAAGAATTTACTGGAGTTGGTTCAACCAATTACACAGGAAATAAAAAATCAGAACAAGGTCCTAAGGAAAAACCAGCTGGCTACGGTCTAAGACCAGACAGGGCAGACCTAACTAAGCCTAGTTACGAAAACACTCCTTTCAAAAACAGAGACATCGATACGTTGATGAGTAAAAGAAAAAAGTTTGCTCCTGAGCCAGTAAAAGATGTACAGGTTACAAACAAGAAAGGTGAAAGTAAAATGATTTACAAACCAGGAAAATATAAAAACTAAATGGCACATCCACTAAAAGGACATAAAGGACTTGGGGACACCGTTGAGGCTTTCACTACCGCCACTGGGATCAAATCTATTGTTGACAAAGCAGCTAAAGCTATGAATAAAGATTGCGGATGCTCGGGCAGAAAAAAAACGCTTAACGACATGTTTCCTTACAAATAAAAAAATCAAAAGTATTTTTTAAAAAATAGAAAATGGCTAAAAAAACAACAGAAGGTAAAACAAACCCTTCATACGAGAAGAACAATTTAAAGAACACTACTATAGATAGGCTAAGAAGGTTAGAGCCAGAAAGCAGCTTTAACACAGAAGACGCTATTAGTAGAGCTAAAACTAATGCTAGATTCCAAACATCTATAGCTCCTAAAGATACGGTAAACGTTACTGGCTATACTAAAGATGGGAAAGAATATAGAATGTTTTCTAAAAAGGGATCACCTAACGAAAAGATGCAAAAAGATATGGGAGGAATATCAAATGCTTTTAGACCTGTAGTATACGATACTCCCCAAGAAGATCCTTATTACGTAGGAAACTATAGTTACAAAAAACCAACAGAAAATAAAAAAACCACAAAAAAATAAAAAATCATGAGAGGAATTAACGAAACAAAAGCTGATTATTTTAAAAGAATTGGAAAAACAGTCGAAACTCCGAAGGTAGAGGCTCAAGTAGAAACCAAGAAAGAAGTTAAGTCTTCTAAAAAAAAGAAATAACATAAAATGGAAAATTTGAAGATATATACATTGAATGGAGTAGCCTTACTGTTTAGTATGTCGCAAATAAATCCTTATCTTCAAACAATTTCATTATTATTGGCGATAGTTTATACAGCGATACAGATATATAAAAAATTATTTAGAAATGGCTAAAATAGATATTGACGGTGACGGTAAAGCAGACTTGAGTATATCTCTTGGTCAAATAATTATGATTGGCACTTTGCTTGCCTCTATAATAGGCTCTTACTACACTTTAAGCGGTAGGTTAGCCATTGCAGAAGCCGAAGTATCTAAGCTAAAGTACAATGAGAAGGAATACACCTGGAAAGCTCAAAGAGCGATAGAGGCAGAAGTTGATAAAATGATGCTCGAAATGAGAGATTTTATGAAAGATCTTGAGTATCTTCAAAAAGACAAAAAAAATAGATAAGCTATGGGATTAGGTAAATCTGCAAAGTATTATGCCAGCAATCCTTTAGCAAGGGCTAAGAAGCTTGCATACGACAAAAAGTATCAAAAGAAGCCAAGCGCAGTAAAGAAGCGTATTGAGTGCAACAAATGGAATAGAAAAAACGGAACCTATGGTAACGGAGATGAAATGGATTGCTCTCACAAAGACGGAACATTAATATCAGAACACAGAAAACCTAACCGAGCAAGGGGAGGCGCATTAAGAAAATAAATCAACATAAAACAACAAACATGAATTTAATTTACATTACCCTAGGATTATTAATTTTATTAATAATAGTTAATATTACAGCAATCTACCTTACTAAAAAAGGTCTGACCAAAGACGAAAACAACAATATGATTCCAGATATTCTTGAGGAAAAGTTTTCTCAACTTAAAGAGGAAGTTTCATTTAAGGTTGATCGAGTTGGTGAAGAGATGAAAGACGTTACAAAAGCAATCAAAGAAGTTGGAAGCCAACTAGGCGATGTTCCAAAAGCTATCGTAACAGGTAAATCTAGATCTGGACGCAAGCCCAAAAAATAATCTTCAATGAAAATAAGCGATCACATTTCTTTTAAAGAAGCGATTAGGTCGAATACAGCTAAAAGACTAAACATAGATAATAGTCCGAATGGTTACCAGATATCAAATATGGTGGGAATTGCTGTAAAAGTCTTTGAGCCTCTTCGAGAGTGGGTTGGGGGACCTGTCAAAATAAATAGCTTTTTCAGATGTGAAAAATTGAATCGTGCTATTGGTGGAGCAAAACGCTCACAACATTGTGAAGGTAGAGCTCTTGACCTGGATGATACATTTGGATATAAAACAAACGCTGAAATGTTTGAGTACATAAGGAAAAACCTAAACTTTGATCAACTTATCTGGGAATTTGGAGATGACGAGAATCCAGACTGGATACACGTATCTTATGTTTCAGATGACGAAAACAGAGGAAGATGTCTTATTGCCGAAAAGATAGACGGCAAAACTAAATACAGATATATATGAGCGACCAGAACCAAAATAACACTAAAAAACCCTTTAAAGACACTGGATTAGGTAAGATATTGCTTGGAATTTTACCTGGAGTTGTAAAAGGGGCTTCTAAGTTTTTGCCAGACTCAGGGATTACTGGAATCATAAAGAATCTTATAGACAATGACCCAGACATGTCTGATGAGGAAAAGGCTGCTGCTCACGATCAGTTGGTTCAGCTTTATAAGTTAGAGGTGGAGGATAGGGATTCTGCTCGAAAGAGAGAGGCTGCTATAATTAACTCTGGAGGAAAAGACTGGATGATGTCTTTGACTGGAATAGTTGGTTTATCTGCATTTGGTTTTTTAGTTTACACTGTTGTAACTACAAATGTTCCAGAAAGCAATAAAGAGATTTTTATTCATATGATCGGTATAGTAGAAGGTGTTGCTCTTAGCATTTTTGGATACTATTTCGGTTCGGCTGTAAAGAAGGACAATAAGAGCGACTAAAGGACCATAGCTTAAATAAGTGTGTCCTGTTATTTTGTAAATTTGCATAAAAAGCAAGATGGCAAGAATATCTACTTACGCTCTCGATACTACCCCTAGTTTAACCGACCTCTGGATCGGAACTGATTCTGCTACGCAGCAAACAAAGAACTTTAGCGTAGATAGCATTGTAAATCTATTAAATGATAATTCATTAATAGATCAGTTTGATGGAGTTATATATGAGTATAAAACATTAGGCTCTGAGCCACAACCTTCTGGAATTTTAAATTTTTCTGGTCAAAACTCACTTCCCACGTCTGTAAATGCTGTAACAACAATATATCTCAGCAAGGTTAGCGGATCTGGAGATGTCGTAACTCAATACATACAAGCATTCGACCAGCACTATATTAAAATAAACCAACAGGGTAATTTAAATATATACGGTGTTTTCCAGGTCAATTCTGTAGAGAATCACGATTCCAACTATCTTTTATTGCAGGTAAACTTTATAGAAGGAAACGGAACTTTCATTCCAAGCGAAAGATTTTTTGTGTCTAATTACCAATCTGTAATAGACAAAGACTTTAGTGACGACTCTATAACTGAATTTGGAGATGTTACTAGTGCTGGCTCTGGAAAGATCATAACCGATCAAGAAAGAACAAACTACAACGAAATACACACAAATGGTCTTCGACATTCTGACGTAATAGACAATTTAATCTCTATTGGGTCAGACGTTCCTTTATCAGCGAATCAAGGAAAGATACTAAAGGGCTATATAGACACGATAAATACGCTCTTATTAAGCGATAACGTTGATCTAGACTCATTACAGGAAGTAGTAGACTTCATTGAGTTAAACAGAGATACTCTTGAGTCATTAACCATATCTAGTGTCGCAGGTCTTCAAAACGCATTAGATGAAAAAGTAGATAAGATTGCTGGAAAGCAACTATCTCAAGAAGACTTTACTACAATATTAAAGTCTAAGCTAGACGGAATTGCTGCTGAAGCTGAGGTAAATGTTCAAGCAAACTGGGCTGAATCAATAATAACCAATGACGCTTATATTCAGAATAAGCCAACAGATGTAACTGATTTATCTATTCATAATGCTACAGAGCTAAACGACATAAACAGCTCTGGTTCTGGATATATAATCACAAATGCCGAAAGATCTAGAATAGAAGATGATTTGGTAGAAAAGACTCAAACGGTTACTGTTACTGGAACTGCTTCTGAAGTCACTGTTTCTCCAGATACACCTCAAGCATTAGACTCTAACATATCCTTTAACGTAGGACTTCCTGATGACGTCATTATAACAAGTGATTTGTCTGTTGGAGATAATTTAACCGTTGGTGGTTCAGCCACTGTTACTGGAGATGTTACTGGGGATGATTTAGTCGCTCAAAACATAATTAAGATCAATAACGCTCAAAATACTGAGCCAGCCATAGAGAATGGTATATATATAAAGCAAGAAGGTGTTCATGAAGAGATGCACTTCAGATACCATAACCATGATATAAGCTTAGCAACTCTTACAGAGGAGCTTTCTTCTGGTATACTATATGGAGGAGGACTAAGCAAAGCTAATGACACTCAATTTACCATACAAGCAGGTAAAGGTATTGTTGTAAATTTAAATAAAACAATTGCATCTGAGCCTCATCCTGAAATTAATTACGTTGAGTGGGATACTCAGACTATAGATGTTTTTAATTTAGATCCACTAGACCCACAACAATTGAACTCTTGGATTTATATTGATGATAGTGGAACTATTAATCAGCAATTAGATCCGTTTACAGACGCACAATATCAAAATGCAATAACCATAGGGTCTGCAATTCACTCAGAAGGAGTATTGAGATTTGCTAGAACTTTTCCTAAAACAGCTTATAGTAATTCAGATCAGTTTAGTTCTTTCATTAGAATGTTTGGTCCTATCAAAAGATCAGGTCACAAAATATCTGCAAATGGAATTAACCTTTCATTAAACAGGGCTTCTGGTGTGTCTTTTGCTTTAGGAAGAAACTACAGTGTAAATCCTAATTTTCCTTCAAATATTATAGACGGGGCTAAAAACCTAGCTGGAATACATAGGTATTATAAAGATGGATCTGGAGGATTCGTTAGGGATGACGGTCCAACAGGGCAGGGGTATGCCGTTATGGATCCAACCAAATTTGACAATGGGTCTGGAACTTTAGCTAATATGCCTAACAATAAATATTCCATACAGAGGGTTTATTTTTTCCCATCAACTCCAGATTTGCTTATAGTTTATTATGGAACTGACTATTACGATAATAAGGAGGTTGCCGAGAAAAGTATATTCTTAGAAGAGTTTGTTGAGGCTAACAACACTGCCGAACAGGCTATTCATGTTGCTACAATAGTAGTTAAAAAGGAAGCTGAGGATTTAAGCGCTGCAACCGACTCACACATATATCAGGCAGGATTATTTAGAAACCTATCCGCTAGTTTTTCTGGAGGAGTTGATGTTAACGCTGGTATTAATGATTTGTCAGACGTTTCTATAAACTCTCCGCAAGAAGGTCAGTCGTTGACTTATAACGCCGTAGATGGCGTTTGGACTAACGCAGCTGGAGGTGGAGGAGATTCTTCGAAAGAGGCGATATACCACTTGGTTGGTCTGTCGGATATGTATTATGCACAAAACTTATAACAATATATTTATTAAATTTGTAAAAAATAAAAAAAGATGGCGAATTCGATCACTTTAAGTCAAAGTCTAGTAGATGACATTGCACAGAAATTAACCGATGGTACAGCTACCGCTGAGCAGGTGGTTCTGTACACAAAAGGACTAAATCAACTACAGACTGGAAATGATTTTCAGTCGGTTGTAATTGGACTTTCTCAAGCAGCAGTTGATACAATCGACTCTGCAAACGCTCAGTTTCAAGAGGATGCACAAACAGCTCTAAACACATTTAGCCAAACAGCTGATAATATTGACGCTAGCGCAACAAATGCTGTTTCAGCTATTAACGTAGCAAAAGATGTTCTTGTAGCTACTGACGCTGAAATTTCAACTACCATAAGTGGGTTGCCTTCCTTAACTTTGATTAGAGAAAATATACAAGGAGATAGAGATTATATTCATCCTTATGAAAGACCTTGCTTTTGGTCGGCATCGGGAATTAATCAAGCCAACTATGAAGCTATTATAACCTGGTATAATCATTACGGAAAACAAGTTAAGAATCCAGACTGGGGGAAATCTCAGATGATTATGCATTTAAATAATGAAGGTTATGACACGTCTAATAACTATATTAAAGATGGAAATGGTGAACATTACACGAGATATAATGGTGGTGCTATAACTCCATTTCAAGCCTATAGAACATCAAATTCCCAAACTGGATATGAATTAGGTTTTGCTATGAGTAAAAACGTTTACGGTCACGTAATGGGAACATGGAACGACAAAACGGGGGTCTGGAATGGATATAATGGAACATGGTCTGCTGACTGGATGAGAGATACTGGTATTATTGTTGGAGATGCAGACAAATCATGGTACATCGCCAGAACCAACACAACTTTTTATCTTGGAGGAACAAGAGGTGTAACAGATTATAATAACGGTTATACCAACAGAGCTAAGCTAAGAGATAATGTAACTCAGCTTTCTGCTGTATATAGAAAATACGAGGATCGTCAATGGGAGAATACAAGCGAGCAATTTATCTTGCCAGCACCTATTTCAACTGGATATGGTAATTTTTGTTACAACAAAAATACAAACCAAATGGTTGTTATGGTGTACAATGCTGCTGCTGGGAAACAAAGACCTGTTCTTTATTCATTCTCAAACGACTGGAATCTTAAAGATATTGCAAAAGGAACAACGGCTATAACTTACAACTATGATCCAATTGCTAATGGAAAAATGACTCAAGTTATAGATAGCACTGTAGATAATGGTGATGGAATGCCTGCGACACCAAATCTAAGTGAGTCTAATTACAGGGGAACACCTATTCTATGTGATAACGGCAAGGTTGTTCACTTCATGTCAATGGGTAATAGCATATCTGGATCCTCTTATGCTTTTAGATGGGCTCAAAATGGAGATGGAACTGATTACGTTAAAGACGCTCACTTCACTTTCGGTGGACAAACCACTAAATATGGCTACGATCAAGGAGCTTATTACGGCGTAAGACACACCACAACAAACGACGGAAGATACGTTATCTCTTATGATGTTTATTATTATTATCATGGAGGAGCGAGAGTTATTCTCACTAGAGTTTCTGACGGAAAAGTTCTTAAATGGACGGATAACGAAACTACTTGGGGATGGAGCTACACTCCAGTTCAACGCAATAAATTAATTGTAAAACTAGAGCCACATCATCCTTATAGTAATATTTACTTGCATGATCTTGATTGGATGTTTGATAATTTCGCAGATGGTGCGGATGTAAACCTAAGAGGAGGAGATAGCCATGCTAAGCGTTGGATGATGGATATTGGTAATATACAGCCATATACAGGGTTTTGCTCTATGAATATCGATTATAGTCATGAGATGGATTACATAAGCCCAACAGACAATCACACAGACATAAGAACAATATCTTAATAAAAAAAAATGAAACAAGTTATATTAGACGGAAAAATAGTCACTGGAGTTAATGAGAATGCAGAAATTCCAGTAACAATCGGAGTAGGAGTGCCAGATGAAACTGTTTTATCTGTTGGTCAAATACTAGAGGATGATTTAACGGTAAGAGATATTACTGAGCAAGAAATTGTCGACAGATTTGGCTTATTTACTAGTGTCAATAAGGGAAGTTTGTATTCAAAACTAACACAATCAGAGCTCACATCTTTTATTTCTGCTTCAAAAACCAATATTAATATCGAGGTTATTAAGGAGCTTTTAGATGCTGGAGGAACAGTTGACATGTTTCAAAATAATATTTTAGTCGATGAAAATATTATTACAGAAGAAAGAAAAGCAGATATTTTAGGTATCACTGAAAAAAAAGAATTCATAGCTAATGGAATGGTTATCAAAGCAAATACTGCTGAGATTGCACCTTATCCATTAGAGGAAGAGGAAGTTCCTGTTACTGAAGAACAAACAGAAACAACGACTCCTGCTGCTGAATAATTTTTTTTAAAATAATAGTAAAATAAAAACAAATGGCTAACAGCTTATCTGATAAGGCGGTATATATATACGATATATTTTTTAGTGCAGACATAACCTCTGGTAAGCTAGAGTCACAGCTAAAAAACTCATCTTTAAACAGGTTAGCTTTCGAGGAAGTTATATCGTATCCAAACTTATTGGATGCAATGAAGTCGCACGATAGATACGATGAGCTTATTGGAATTGAAACGTTTGCCTATACTTTAATATCGCAAAACGTTACAAGAGAGGAGAATTCTAAGCTAGAATCTAACGCATATCTAGTAATCACAGACATATCTACTGATCATGATGATTTTAAAGCTTTCCTAAAAACCGTTTCAGGTCACATTGGATTTGGCTTGATAATGAATAACGTTAAGACGGCTTACGATGTAGCTGGAAACGATCATGCTGTTTCGTTGATACTTAATAATGACGAGTCTATAAAAGCCTTGTTGAATAGTGAATATGCATTAAAGGCTTTTGGTCAAACTCCAGCAGCTTCTGCCGCTATATTTCAAAATACCGAAATATTCAAAAGTTTAAGAACTAGCCTTTTGTTCGAGCAAAAAGATGAGTTGCCATCAACTTTAAGCTCTGATACTTATGTAGAATATATTGGAGGAAGGTATTTCACAAAGCCAAACGGCAGTCATTCCTACATGTACATGTCTGAGGACATGATTAACTGGGAAACAATCGTTCATCCAGGATACAGTTTTAGTTATAGCCCTATTTTTGACACTATAGCTTACGACGAAATAAATAAAGCTTGGTTTTTCATTAGCCGAGATTCTGGAGCACCCCCATTTTTTACAAAAGATTTTGTTACCTGGGAGAATGTAACTGCTTCTATGGGTAATGATGGATGTATATCTATAACAAACTTCAATAATAAAATTATAGTTAGTTATAGAGCCTCATCTAATAACTGGAGAACTGGGCAGATTAGCTACGCTGAAGGTCAGGCAGGATACACGTTAAATGACATTTCTATAATGCCAAACAATCTTGGCTATTATTACTTTAGAAAAGGTCATCCCGAATATTTGTTTATGGGAGACGGAAACCACTACTACAGGCTTTTAAACACCTCCTACGAGTACTCAACTAACTTCTGGGCTAATGACGCATCCTCAAGTTATAGGGGAATTAGAGGTATTTCTTGGGCTAATGACAGGTATTACTACACTCATTACTATTCAACTTCAGGTGACACTAGAATTGGGGTAGGGGTAATAAATCCTACCTTAGAGCATTTTCAGGGAGTCCATGATAGAAAACACTATTGGCTTCATTACGAAGGCACTGGTCATACTAGAGTTTTATACGCAAATGGAGTTTACATTACAAATGTTCCAGGTGGATATGCAATTAGTTTAAATGGTTTTGTTTGGGATAAGAAGCTCTTTGATATCACTTATTCTTATAATTTAGGGGCTGTTGATCAAAGGGGGATAGTTGGACACATACCTTCTACTAGTTTTGTTTTGACTTCTTATGACGCAACAAGCACATTAATTGTAGAAGTTACTACAACCACAACTACGACTGCTGCACCTGCTGCTAATTTACCAGAATTCATAACTAATTTAAACTGTTTAGTTGACACTACTCAAGCTAGTGTTGTTGACTATAATGGTTTAAAAATGCTCTTCAACGGAGAGACTGAGTATAAAAACACAAATTACGTATTGACTAATGGTCAATATAAAATATTAAATGTTCCTGAGCAATATCCTATAGCGGTATTGAATAAGGGAAAATACAATGCTATACATTACACTGGATTAAGCTCTAAAAGACACTTGATAAAAGTACGTGGAACTGAAGCTGACCAACCTTACGATTTTTTCTATGGAGACGTCACCATTAATGTCACTGGGAACTTCGGAAGGGTTAGTCTTTATTATTACAAGACTCCTGAAAACCAAGGTTATCTTGGAATGGAACAAATATTTGTTCATCAAGACTACCTTTCTAATGGAGGGACAACAACTTCAGATGTTTTAAATACGGTTGCTAATACTAACATATATTCTTCTTCTATAAGAAACTTTGATTGCGTAGGCAATGAAGCTTTAGAGAAAGGAGAGGCTCCGTTAGTTGTTTATACCACCACAACAACAACAGCTACTCCTTCATACACGGTACTAGCTCAGGAAACAACAACCACAACAGAGGCTCCGTTTAATTATGGAGACGAAAACTATACTACGGCTATTGATGTTTCAACATCAGTTGCTCATGATGTGGCTTTAGATGTTAATGGTAAGCTTACTTTTGACGGAACTAGTTTGGAATCATTGTCATTGTCTGGAAGCAGACTATGTTTAGGAACTGGTACTTATATATTTAATGTGGCAGAAGACCAGCCTATAGCTATAGAAGGTGCAACGAGCTCTCCTTTTTTTGGACCTCAACACTCACGAATTAGTTACGCTGGAGACTTTTACAAAAGAAGCGTTAAATCTATAAATAATGTTCCTTATTATTTCTACCACGGACAAGTGATCGTTATTGTTGATGATATATTTTCAACAGTAAATCTTTATAGTTTCACTAATGGCTATGCTGGAGGTGAAAATGGGTTTAGCTTTAGCCGAGTAACAACAACTACTACGGCAGCCCCAACAACAACAACAACTACAACTGATTCAAATCTTACCTACACAAGATGTCTTGATTCTGATGTTTCGATAACTGTTGATGCAGGAAATCTTATACTAGATGGAGATCCACATAATGCAAATATTAAGTATGGATTGAACACGGGAGTAACTCTTTTAAGAAACGTTCCTCAATCACATCCAATTGCAATATTAAACTATGGTAAGTGGGATAAGATAAAATACTCTGGAAAAGGGTTAAGTAGTGTTTCTCACATTGCTCCAGATGGAAAACAATACTCGTATTTCCATGGAGATGTATTTATAACTGTATTGGGTGATTTTGGATTAGTTAGTTTTGATTGCGCTAATGACGGATACATGGGGGGTGAAAATAAATTAATATTCACCGATAACTGTTTCCCAAATGTAGCTCCAACAACAACTACCACTACAACTGCTGATCCGTTATTTAATTACACCACTACAACTACAGGCGCACCTACAACAACAACAACAACAACGGCTGCTCCTACAACAACAACAACTACTACAGCTACACCAACGGAAGCTGAGTTCTGCTTAATTAGTGGAGCTACAGGAAACACCGTTTCTTATGGAGGAGGAGAGTATGCTTTTAATGGAAATTCTGGATTATACGGAATGACCACGGGAACTTACACTTTTAAAGATGTAAGCGCTTCTCATCCAATAGCATTTTTGAATTACGGAAAAACTAGTAATGTGACTTACACTGGTCAATATGCTGTTGGAAACAAAACAGGGCTTGACGGAAATGAATATCCATATTACTATGGTAATGTTACAGTTACAGTGACTGGAGATTTTGATTTCCTTTCATACGAATGTTACTACCACGGCTACATGGGTGGCGAAAATAATATTATCTTTGATAACACAAATTGTACGTAAAAAATAACACAAAATGGCAAGACAAGGAATTGATTTAGGAACCGCTGGAGACTTAAATACTGGCGACAACATAAGAGATGCATTCGATAAGGTTAACGATAACTTTGTTGAGGTTTACTCTGATATAGTCAATCTACAGAATGATGACGCTAATGACGTAACTAAGGTTAATAACAGAACTGGAGACGTTGTTTTGGATATTAATGACGCAAAATATGCAGTTTTTGTAATTAGTGCTGATACAACTGCGGTTGCTGGTGGACTATATGTTCTTACCGCAAATCTAGTGTTGTCTTTGCCTGCTTCTCCTGCTGTTGGGGATAGTGTAAAAATATCAAACTTATCTCAGGTGGATACATGTACTCTTGCCAGAAACGGACAGTTGATACTAGGATCAGGATCTGATTTAACATTAGATAACAGGTATAGCTCATTTGAGATGGTATTTACAGGAGCGTTAAAAGGTTGGGTAATAATCGGTCAAAACTAATAAACTATGGCGAATTTATCATCATTTTTTGGAGACGCTCAAGGAAGCGGAGCTGACACCTCGTTAATAACAGACCCTAGAAAATTACCTATATCTCATAATAATAACCCATTATACTATAAGTATGGAGATAGCCATACTTGGCATGGAGACCATGAAAATGATTTTTGGTATTACTCTTATAACAACACAGGACAATCAACTAATGGGGATCCTTATACTGCACCTAGTGGGAGGACTAATACATTAGATAACGCTGGCACTTTAGTTTCTAGTACTACGTTTCCTAGATTAGGAGCTGATTGGAATCAATACGACTCTGCAACTTATGCAGGTGAGTGGATAACGATAATGGATCACTCTAACGAGGCTGGTAATTTGTGTTATGTAAAAGGGTTTGGAGCTAATCAAGCGACTTACGATTTAACCACAGGAGACAAACCTATTTCTAAGATTAGAATTACTGTTGATGGAAGTGCATATACATTTCAAGTTCAATTAAGAACTCATAATGACGTAAACTCTAGTACTTTAGGTTATCAGCATCCAGAATGGGGGCATTTTGGAAAAAGTGGTGCTTGGTATACTAGTTCTTATGGAGCTAGAGTTGGTAACTTTCCAGGAGCTGCATATGGTGACTTTGTTGATAGAAACTGGTTTAATTACGATCAAGAGGATGAATTTGGAGTTTATGACTGGAATTCTAGAGGAACTACATATCTATTACATCCGTCATGGTTTGTTGAAGGAAGAAGACCTTCTGTAAGATATGAGAACAGTATCAAAGTAGAATGTGCAATCAATAAATATACCGACACAGTTACTAACGGCACAGGGTCAGCAGGGGTTGGTACTCACAGATACACTCATAGGGCATATGCAAAAAGAATTGTAGATCCTATAGTAATCATTTAAAAAACAAACTCATGGCAAATTTATCATCATTTTTCGGAGACGCAGTCTCTTCAGGAACATCTTCTGAAATAACAGATGCGTCTAAAATACCTTTTCGAGCTACATTTACACCAAATTATGTTTTGAATGGAAGCAACTCAACCTATCACGATGGACAAGATACTTTTTGGAACACTGCTGATTACAATGGTTCTGGAGGAGGCGCATCAAGATTGTTTCAATCAAACTTTGTTCAAGACACTGCTGGAGTTGCAGATACATGGCTAACCATTACAGACGTCACAAGCAAATCAGGATATTGGTGTTGGGCAACTGGCTTTTCTGGTCATTTAATTTCTGATTGGGGGACTACTCCTGTACACTCTTCTTTAAGAATAACTATCGATGGCACGGCTTATACTAGAGGTGCTGACTTAATTAGATCTGACTGCAACACTGCATCTAACCTAAGCTGGTGCCGTCCTTTTTGGGGGTGGACTGCTGAAAATGATTCGAATATTCAAAATCACTACTATCAAAGTTGGGCTGCTCTATCTGGTCCATCTGGTAGAATGACTCAACCTATAATTAGGAGTGGCGAGATGTCTAATATGGTTGGAGGAACAACACCATCAAATTTAGGAACACCAGATGTTTTTTATGCTCATCAAACTACTTATTTAAAAGGTAGGGACCATTACGAAATGTGGGGTTTGCCAAAAGTTAGGTTTGAAAATAGCTTGAAGGTAGAGGCTAAAATAAGCGTTCCACACCCTTCAATTGCAGCAGGTACAAACATTGGAGGAGCAACGCCTACCACAAATCAACATTATTATTCTGATCACGCTTATAGCTATCATTATTACGATACACCTGTTACGATTTAATTTCGTAACTTGTGTAGTGTTATTTTAATTTAATATAATTTTATGAAAGCTAACACTATATATTGGGATAAGTATCATGAGCATCTTGATTACGGGGTTGAAGATTTCTTTGTTAGTTGTGTAAAGAAAAAGCCATATTGGTTCTCTTCTTTAAAAAAACAGCAAATAAATGTAAATCAGAACATGAACGTCAAGACTTGTCCTTCATTTATAGATGTTTTCAAAAAAAGCATGTTATACAAGGCGCCTAGTGATCTTGTTTTTTCTATTAGAAATAAAGCTGTGACCGTTCATACGCCAGATAATTTAAACGATTGGTTTTTGGTTACAAGTCATACAAATAATGAGCATTACAATCAAATGGGTGATGAATGGAATAAAAATCTTTACAATATAAAATTAAATCCAAGTATAAAGTTTTCTAGCAAAAAACAAATTGATTTGGTTTTTATGGATTCCATTTATTATAATTACAATAAAGGAATTATGGTGGCTCCAGGGACAATGACAATAAATCCAAAGGTGGTATTGCAGCCAAACTTGAATATGTTTATTGACGTTTCGGAAGATAGAGATGTTTTAATAAAAGCAGGTGAAGTTATTTCTATGGTCTACTTTCCAGAAGGCATTCCTATTTTTGAAAAGAGAAAAATAATAGACACCCCTAAGAGAAAGTTCATTGGAGATTACATTTATAGAACAAAATGAAACACATTAGAAAAATATCTGTAGGAGCAAACTACAAGGATGCTATGCATTATATGATCGACCAGCAAGTTATGGGGGGCGATTGGACAATACACGCTGTTACACAAGACGATCTTAGCTATAATGTATGGATACAAAAAGGCGATGAAATTAAAAAATGGAAAGAATTCAATAAGAATATGCCTATAACAATCGAATATAATGTCAACTTTTAATCCATTACGAAAGTTTTTAATTACACCTAGCGGAAACTCAGAATACAATAGAGAAAAAAAAGGAGTAATAGTAACTTCTTCTATAGAAAATCACAAAGACGTAAACCGAATTGGTAGGGTTGAAAATGTTCCTATAGACTATGACGGAGAGATATCTATTGGAGATCTAGTTGTTATTCACCATAACGTCTTCAGATCTTACTACGACATGAAGGGTTATGAGAGAAAAAGTAGGGAGTATTTCAAAGATAATCTGTATCTTGTAGATTTAAACCAAATATATCTTGTTAAGAAAAATAATAACTGGAATAGTTTTGATCATTTTTGTTTTGTCACTCCGAAGAAGGAGGCGCAAAAAATGGTTACGCTAGGAGATTATGAATCTAACCAGGGCTTTGTGTCTTATTCAAATAAAGACTTAGAGGCTAGAGGGATAAGCGAGGGAGATGAAATCGTGTTTGTTGATGATAGTGAATACGAATTTGAGATAGACGAAGTAAAGATGTATCGAATGAAGACTAATGATATTTGTATTAAATTAAATTAAAATGGATAAAGATTACTGGTACGCTACAACTACGTTCTCAGGAGGCTTTGAGTACACTTATGTCAAAAGATATTAAAGAAACCATAGAAAGAGTCATTGCTGCTGGAGAAAAGGCGGTAGAAGAGCTTATTAAGGTTGCTCATGACGAAATCATTACTGACGATCCAGAACAGGATTTGGCTGCGGACAGACTTAAAAATGCAGCTGCAACTAAGAAGCTAGCGATCTTTGATGCTTTTGAAATACTGAATAGAATTCAATTAGAGAGAGATAAGTTAGAGAATAATGATGAATCACAAGACAAAAAAGACGTCGGATTCCAGAGCTTTGCAGAGTCTAGAGGAAGAAAATAACAATCTATTTACGTATATAGATGTTGTTTCTGAAGAGGATTTAAGCAGAAGGAATAAAGAGAAATCGTGGGATTATGGCTATGATCGAGAATCTGATCTAGTAGTTATTTCCAAGACTGGTCAAATTGGTAGGGTAATTAATATAAACGGATTAAAAATTGCATTACCTTTGCAGCCAAAAAAAATCCATGAGCGAAGCAAGGAAAAATCCCAGCAATTCTGGGAAGAAGCAGAGTACCCAAATCAACTATTCAAAATCAAGACCATATTCCAGTGGAATAGCATGCCGTCCTCATTCAAAGAGTCATGGATTCCTTACATTGAAGATGAGTTCGAGAGAAGAGAGAGTGGTTATTGGTTTAAAAATAATGGCACACCTACTTATATTACTGGCAGCCATTACATGTATCTACAATGGACAAAGATAGATGTAGGTAAACCCGACTTCAGGGAATCAAATAGGATATTCTTTATTTACTGGGAGGCATGTAAAGCTGATCAAAGATGCTATGGATTATGTTATCTAAAAAACAGGCGTTCAGGTTTTAGTTTTATGGCTTCTGGAGAGACCGTAAATCAAGCAACGGTTACGTCTGATGCTAGGTTTGGTATTTTATCAAAAACTGGATCTGACGCGAAGAAGATGTTTACCGACAAGGTTGTGCCAATATCAACAAACTATCCTTTTTTCTTTAAACCCATACAGGATGGTATGGACAGACCGAAGACTGAGCTCGCATACAGAGTTCCAGCCAGTAAGCTAACAAGAAAAAGCATCGAGGATATAGACAGCGTAGAGGATTTGACTGGTCTTGACACTACAATTGACTGGAAAAACACAGGAGATAACAGTTATGATGGAGAGAAGTTAAGGCTTTTGGTTCATGATGAATCTGGTAAATGGGAAAGACCTGATAATATACTCAATAACTGGCGTGTAACAAAAACCACTTTAAGACTAGGAAGGCGAGTTATTGGAAAGTGCATGATGGGATCTACCTCTAACGCTTTAGATAAGGGTGGAGACAACTTCAAGAAGTTATTTTACGATTCTGATCCTCAAAACAGAAACTCAAACGGACAAACAAAAAGTGGATTATACTCTTTGTTCATACCAATGGAGTGGAACATGGAAGGTTTTTTAGACTGCTTTGGACATCCAGTATTTAAAACCCCAGAAGAACCCGTTGTAGACGTAAATGGCGAGAACATATTTCAGGGGGTTATTGATTATTGGGAAAATGAAGTTGATTCATTAAAGAACGATCCTGATGCCTTAAATGAGTTTTATAGACAATTTCCTAGGTCAGAAAATCATGCTTTCAGAGATGAATCAAAAAACAGCTTGTTCAATCTACAGAAAATATACGAGCAAATAGATTATAACGATACTATTGGAGTAGAATCCCTAGTAATGAAGGGTGATTTTCATTGGGAAAATGGAGTTCGTGATAGCAATGTTGTTTGGACTCCATCTAGAAACGGAAAGTTTCATGTAACCTGGCTTCCTCCAAAAGAGCTTAGAAATAACGTTATTCGTGAAAACGACACCTTTGCTCCAGGAAACGCACACATTGGCGGTTTTGGATGTGATTCGTATGACATCTCAGGCGTAGTTGGTGGTTTTGGATCAAAAGGAGCTTTGCACGGTCTAACTAAAATTAACTTTGATAACGCTCCTTCGGAGATGTTTTTCTTAGAGTATGTAGCTAGACCTCAGACAGCTGAGCTTTTTTATGAAGATGTTTTGATGGCTATACATTTCTACGGAATGCCTATTCTCGTGGAGAACAACAAGCCAAGGATATTATATTATCTTAAAGAGAGAGGATATAGGAAGTTCTCGACTAACAGACCAGATAAAATAAAAAACGACTTATCGAAAACAGAAAAAGAACTAGGAGGAATACCTTCCTCTTCTGCCGTCATATCTATACACGCAGAGGCTATAGAAGCTTACATAGAGAAAAACGTTGGAGTAGATGTTCTTGGGTCCTATAGAGATCCTGGATCAATGGGTAAGGTTTATTTTATGAGAACATTAAAAGATTGGTCTAACTACAACATATTTAACAGAACAAAATACGATGCAACTGTAAGCTCTGGCTTGGCTATAATGGCTAATCAGAGGTTTGTAAACAAGCCTGTGAAAAAGCATAACAAAATAAGTGTTAAATTTGCAAAGTACAATAATACAGGCTTGAATAGTGAAATTTTAGGATAACCAGCATGTTAAGAAACGATTTTAAAGTAGCAAACATTTCTTTTCCAGATCAGCTGGCTGCTGATGCTCAGAAAGAATCTAAGGAATTTGGTCTTACAGTTGGTAAGGCAATTGAGTCTGAATGGTTCAGGAAGGACAATGGAGCTGCTAGATTCTATAACAACAGGGATAATTTCCATAAGCTTAGAATGTATGCTAGAGGAGAGCAATCTGTTCAAAAATACAAGAATGAGCTTGCTATAAATGGAGATACATCATATCTCAATTTAGATTGGACTCCAGTTCCTATTATTCCTAAGTTTGTAGATATTGTTGTCAATGGAATGACAAATAGACTTTTCGATATAAAAGTCGAGGCTGTAGATGATCTTGCTCAAGGAAGAAGAGTTAACTACAGAGAAGAGATCGAAAAGGATATGCTAGCAAAACCAATGCTTGAGGAGATATCTTCTAAAACTGGTGTAAATGGATTCGTAAATGATCCTGCAACTTTACCAGAATCAGAGGAAGAGTTAGAGCTTCACATGAAGCTTTCCTATAAGCAGAGAATAGAAGTAGCCGAAGAAAAAGCCTTAGAGGGTATATTAAATATAAACGACTACGAGCTAATAAGAAAAAGATTAAATGAAGATGCAACTGTATTAGGTATACAGTCTGTAAAGCACACATTCAACACTCACGACGGAATCAAGGTAGAATATGTAGATCCAACAAATATAGTTTTTAGTCCTACTGAAGATCCTAATTTTGATGACTGCTATTATTTTGGAGAGGTCAAGAATGTAAACATTACTGAGTTAAAAAAGATAGACCCTTCTCTTTCTCAAGAAGACATTAAGGAGATATCGAAACTTAGTTCTAAATGGGATGCTTATCAAGGAATAAGAGGCGGATACAAAACCGACAACTTTGATCAGAATACCGCAACTCTACTTTATTTCTGTTACAAAACAGACAAAGAGATAGTATATAAGGTGAAAGAAACTCCTGTTGGCGGAAAAAGAGCTATTAGAAAAGACGATAGCTTTAATCCTCCGCAAAATGAGCAGGTTAAATTTGAAAAACGATCAAAAAGAATAGATGTATGGTACGAAGGTGTACTTGTTCTCGGAACAAATTTTGTCCTGAAGTGGGACTTGATGAAAAACATGGTTCGACCAAAGTCGGGGATTCAGAAAGTTTACCCTCCGTACATTGTAAGTGCTCCAAAAATTTACAGGGGTCAGATCGACTCTCTAGTGAAGAGAATGATTCCGTTTGCGGATCAGATACAACTATCTCACCTTAAACTACAGCAAGTCATTTCCAAAATGATTCCTGATGGGGTTTATTTGGATTTAGACGGAATAGCAAGTGTTGATCTTGGTAACGGAGCTGTTTACAACCCTAATGAAGCTTTAAACATGTATTTCCAGACTGGAAGTGTTGTAGGAAGAAGCTTTACTGAGGATGGAGAGTATAATAATGCAAAAATACCAGTTCAAGAACTTACTAGCACTGGCTCAAACGCAAAAATACAATCTTTAGTTAGCATGTATAATCATTACATGCAAATGATTAGAGACGTCACTGGAATCAATGAGGCTAGAGATGGATCAATGCCAAGCGAGAGAACTCTTGTTGGAGTTCAAAAACTAGCTGCTTTAAACTCAAATACAGCGACTAGACATATATTAGAGTCTGGATTGGCTGTTACTTCTAAATTAGCCACAGCTCTATCTTATAGATTTTCTGATTTACTGGAATATAGCGAGATGAAAGATAGCTTTAGTTCTATCATCGGAAAAAACGCCATGAATATACTAGAGGATATAAAAGACCTTCATATTCATGACTTTGGCATCGAAATAGAATTACATCCAGATGAAGAAGAAAAGAATGTTCTAGAGTCTATGATTCAAATTGCATTGCAAGGAGACAAAATAGACTTAGAGGATGCTATAGATATTAGAAACGTAAGAAACATCAAGCTAGCCAACGCTTTATTAAAAGTTAGAAAAACAAGAAAAGAGCAGGATGACTTGAAGATCAAGCAAGCTAATATAGATATGCAGACTCAATCTAATGTTCAATCAGCCGAAGCTGCATCACAATCAGCTATTAAGGAGATGCAATTTAAGTATCAAAACGAAATGGAGTTTGAGAAAGGCAAATCTATGCTTGAGATACAAAGAATGGAAAAGCAAGCTGAGTTAGATCTGATGATTTTAAAACAAAAGCTACAATTTGACCAGCAATTAAAGCAGATTGAGCAAGAGGGAATATCCTCTAGGGATCAGGCTAAAGAAAAGGCAAAAGACGATAGGCTTGACAAACAAAGCACACATCAAGCTGAATTAATACAGCAAAGAAAACAAGATACTAGCCCAAAAGACTTTATGGGATCTCAAAACACAGATGAGATGATGGACCAAATGATGGGCTAATATACCATAAGGTATTTATAATTATTTTTGCAACAATATAGTTTAATTAAAATCAAATAAAATGGCAGAATTTACAGTTAAGTCAGTTGGGGATGAAGAACCTTCAGACCAAAAAATAACTAAAGAGCCACAAGAGAACAAGATCGACCTGAGAGTATCGGATAATGATGATCAAGTTCAAGAGGAGCAAGTCTCTGAGGTGGTAGAAGAAATAGTTAAAGAAGAATTGCCTGTTGATACCGTGCAGGAGTCGCAAGACGAATTATCGGGTATAGAAGATCGAGAAAAGGCTATTGAGTATTTGAATGAAAAATACAATTTAGGCTTGAAGGAAGATCAAGACGTTCAGGAAAATAGCGGAAATGTAGAGCTTACACCAGAATTAGAAGCTCTTTTGAAGTATCAAAAAGAGACTGGTAGAGGTCTAGGAGATTATTTAGAGCTTAGCAAGGATTATAAGTCAATGGACGAGAATGAATTGCTTAGAAACTATTTAAAACAAACTAAGCCTCATTATGACGATGACGACATAAGGTATCACATAGAGAGTAATTTTCTCTCTACTGATGATGATAGTGAACAGGAGTCACGTTCTAAGAAGCTTAAATATAAAGAAGAACTGTATAATGCTAGAGAGCATTTTGAAACTCAGAAAGAGAAATACTATCAGCCACTTGAGTCAAGTGCAGCAGATGTCCCTAAAGAGTATCAGGAAGCCTTTAGTTTTTATAGTGATTATACAAAGGACATCGAAAGACAAGATCTAGAAATTAAGAAAAGAGGAGAGTTTTTTCAAAATGAAACTGATAAGTTTTTTGGTCAAACCGAAAGTTTCGAGTTTGACTTAGGCGATCAAAAGGTAGCTTATAAACTTAACGATAAGGATTCATTAAAAAAACAAACTTCTGACATTAACGGATTTATTAATCGTTTCGTCGACAAAGACGGTTTAATAAAAGATCCTGCTGGATATCATCGTTCAATGGCAATGGCAAATAACCCTGACGCTTTTGCAAAGCATTTCTACGAAATGGGAAAAGCTGAAGCAGTCGATAATTTAGTTAAAGAAACTAAAAACATCGACATGAGTGTAAAACAAAATGTTGGAAGCTCAGAAGACGGAAAGGTTAAATTCAGAGCTGTTAATGATGATGGAGGTTCTAAATTGAGAATTAGAAAAAGATAAAAACAACACCTAAAATTTTTAAAAAATGGCTGTAACAATGAATCCAACTCCTTCTGGAGTTGCTATAACACCTGCTCCTTCAAAGGCAGTGTTATCAACAAACTACATCACAGATTTTGATTTCTTAAATCAATATCTCCCTGATTTATATGAAAAAGAATTTGAGCGCTACGGAAACCGTTCTATCGCATCTTTCTTGCGTTTAGTAGGGGCTGAAGTACCTTCAAACTCTGACTTAATCAAATGGTCTGAACAAGGGCGTTTACACGTTATCGTGAAAGCTGCTACTCGTACAGGAGAGACTATCTCTGCAACTGCACATAGCTTTAGAGTAAATCAAACAGTTATCATTTCTGACGGAGTGACTACTGCTAAAGCTCTTGTTACTGGTGCAAACGCAGATGATATTACTGTAGCTGCTTATGGCGGTGCTACTTTAGATGCTGCTGGATTAGCTGGTACAACTGGTTTAACAGTATACGTATATGGTTCTGAATTCAAAAAAGGAACTAACGGAATGTCTGGCTCATTAGAAGCTAACTCTGACATCTTTGAGAATAGCCCAATTATTATCAAAGACAAGTATGAGGTAGCTGGTTCTGACATGGCTCAAATCGGATGGATTGAAGTAACTACTGAAAACGGAGCTACTGGATATTTATGGTATTTGAAGTCTGAGCACGAAACTCGTTTACGTTTCGAAGATTACTTAGAAACCTCTATGGTTGAAGGAGAACTTGCTGCTTCTGGATCTGCTGCTAAAACAGCTGGATACAAAGGTACAGAAGGTCTTTTCTCTGCTATTGAGTCTCGTGGTAACATTGCTTCTGGATCTATTTCAGAGAAGACTGACGTAGAAGCTATCGTAAAGGTTCTTGATAAGCAAGGAGCTATTCAAGAGAACGTAATGTTCGTTAACAGAGCTAAATCTTTCGAGATTGACAATATGTTAGCTGGATTGAACACTTACGGAACTTCTGGAGCTGCTTCTTTCGGTTTATTCGATAATGACAAAGACATGGCTCTTGAGCTTGGATTCTCTGGATTCAATATCGGATATGACTTTTACAAGTCTGACTGGAAATACTTAAACGATGCTACGACTCGTGGAGCTATCGAAGATATCGATGGTGTAGTTGTACCAGCTGGTACTACTACTATCTATGACCAAGTTCTAGGGAAAAACGCTAAGCGTCCTTTCTTACACGTACGTTATAGAAAATCTGAAGCAGAAGACAGAAAGTACAAAACTTGGACTTTAGGTTCTGCTGGAGGAGCTAGCACTAGCGATCTTGATGCAATGCAAGTACACTTCTTGAGTGAGCGTGCACTTTGTGTTATGGGAGCTAACAACTTCGTATTATTGAAGTAATATTTATTGTAGGAATTACCCTCGTTTTAATTACGGGGGTAACTCTTACCTTTTAATCTAATTTAATTTTAATTATAATGGCAACTACAAAAAAAGCGGTAAATTCCGTTAAAGAATCCTGGGTCGTTAAAGACAGAAGATACGTTCTTCTTGGAAACAAAAGTCCGATTACTTACTTACTAAGATCGTCACATCACCCAAACAAACCACTACAATATTTTGACGGAGAGAATTATAGACCTCTTCGATACGCTTCAAATTCAATGACTCCTTTTATGGATGAGCAAGATGGATATGTTATTTCAACTGCTATTGAATTTGAAAATGGAGACCTTACTGTCCCTGCAAACAACACGAACTTACAGAAGTTCCTAAGCATATACCATCCTGACGGAGGAAAGGTTTATGAGGAATGGGATCCGCACAGAGATGCTCAAGATGAGCTTGATGCTGAGGAGTTTACTTTAGATGCTCAGATTTCGGCAAGAGAAATGCCTATTGAAGATCTTGAGGCTATAGCTAGAATTGTTTTCAGAACAGATGTGTCCAAGATGACTTCATCTGAAATAAAGAGAGACATGATTTATTACGCTAGATCTAATCCAAGAGAATTTTTAGATTACGCTAATGATCCTGACATCAAACTTAGAAATTTAGCCATAAGAGCTGTTGATAATGGAATACTTCTTGTAAAAGACGACAACAGAACTGTAATATGGAATGATAAATCTCAGCAAAAAGTTTTAACTGTTAAGTTTGGAGACAATCCAATAGCTGCTTTAGCATCTTATTTTAAAACAGATGATGGGATGGACTTAATGGAAGCTATCGTTAAAAAACTATAGTAAAACCAATACACTAATGAAGAGCCCCTCCCGAAAAAGAGGGGTTTCTTTTTTTTGTAAATTTGTATAAAAATAAGAGATGATTAATAGCATCAGAAACACTGTTCTATCTATCATAGATAAAGACAATAGCGGATACATATCCCCTAGCGAATTTAATCTGTTTGCAAAAGCAGCTCAACTAGAGATCTATCAAGAGTATTTTGATAACTATAGAAAGGCGATAGCTAATAAGAATAACAGAAAAGGGTCTAGAGGGGCAGCGGATGAGGTAAAAGACATATCGCACAAACTTGATATTTTCACCAAAAAGAGCGATTTGGCTGTTGGTGACAACTACACGTTCACTTTACCCAGTGACATGTATATTCTCAACACCGTTACTGTAACAACAGAGTCTGTTGATGATATAGTAGAGGAGGTTGATAAGACTGAGTTTTTTTATTTGAAACAGGCTAATCTAGCCTCTCCTTCTGAGAAATATAGAATATACACTAGATACGGAAATGAAATAGATATGTTTCCTGTGCCTGAATCCGCACAAGCTATATATTATAGAACACCTTCAACACCCAAATGGACTTATTTATCAACTCCTGGAGGAGATCCTATCTACAACCCAAGCGCAAGCGATTTCAAGGACTTTGAATTGCATCCAGAAGAGGAGACACAGCTTATCGTTAAGATACTAAGATATGCTGGTGTTACTATCAGAGCAGAGGATGTTGTTAGTGTTGCGGAAGGGCAAGACAATAAGGAATACGAAAAAGAAAACTTAACCTAGATAGATGAGCTCACAAGACTATTATAACGATCCTACTCAATCTGGAAACTACCAGTATGTTCTTTTAAAGGACATAATCAATAATTTTATGTTGATGAATGTTGGTGATGATAAAATCATTAATGACATTCCTAGGTATCAAGTGATCCATTACGCTAAAAGAGCTATACAAGAGCTTAATTACGATGCGCTAAAAGAGGTAAAGAAGATTGAAATAGAGCTCTCTGAGACTCTTAGAATAACTATGCCGTCTGATTATGTTCAGGCAGTTAGAATGTCTTGGGTAGATGATGATGGAAGATTGCATCCTTTGGTTGTAAACAGAACTAATGCTATTGCTGATGCCTACCTACAGGATCAGGATGGAAACTTTTTGTTTGATGCAAATGGAGACTTGCAAGAGGCTGAAAGCCTTGCGGAAACAAGGTCTAACGTAAACACACAAAGATCTATAGATTATGACTCATTGGAAGCTGAACACACTGGTGGTCGATTTGGAATGAGCACGTCTGATTCAAATAAAAACGGAAGCTTCATTATAGATAAGCAAGCAGGTCAAATAAAATTCAGTTCTCATCTTAGTGACGGAACTATTATTGTTTTAGAATACATATCGGACGGTCTTTCTTCTGGCTCTGATGATACTTTGAGGGTAAATAAACTTGCTGAAGATTATATATATAGTTATCTTCAGGCGGAAATTGTTAATAGAAAATTTGGAGTACAAGAATACATCGTTAGAAGAGCTAAAAAAGAGGCTTCTGCCAAACTTCGAAACGCTAAGATTAGATTGATGAATGTTAATTTTGACGACTTAGTACAAAGTTTGAAGGGTAAAGATAAGTGGATTAAATAATGAAATTAAAAAATACATTTCTTTCGGGCAGAATGAATAAGGACGCAGATGAGCGTCTTTTGAAAAAGGATGAATATACTCATGCTGAAAACATCGTTGTATCTAGTATAATTGATGCTGATACTGGAGTTCTAAAAAATGTAAAATCAAATAAGTTGGCTGGATTAACGCTAACTTACAGTGGGGATTCACCTGAAACTGTTGGAGCTGTAGCTGATGACGCTAACAATAAAATGTATTGGTTTGTAGCCACGACAACATCTTCTTACATCTGTGAGTATGATCATGTATTAGGCGTTTCGTCTATTATTTTATCAGACACTAGAGAGGCACCAGACAATGTATTGAACTTTCAAAAAAACAAAAAAATACACAGTGCAAACGTATTAAATGACACTGATCAGAATAGAGTTTATTTATTTTGGACAGACGGACATAATCCTCCAAGAAAAATAAACATAGACAGGGCTAGATCCTGGAATGTTAATGGATTTTCTGATGAAGACGTTAGTGTCATTGTTAAGCCACCATTATTTCAGCCAGAAATAGAATTAGTTAAATCTGGTAATGTAGATGAGAGTTTTATTAGAGATAAATTCATTCAATTCGCAATAAGATACAAGTATCTAGACGGCGAAATTAGCGCATTAAGTCCCTTTAGTGAGTATGCTTTTCAGGCTAAATTGTTTTTTTACGACTACGAAGAGGCTACTAATGAGTCAATGCAGAATGAATTTAATCAAGCAAACGTAACTTTCAATACAGGAGGATCAAACGTAGCTTCAATAGAGCTTATTTTTAGAGAGTCAGAGTCCACAACATTATATGTTGTCGAGACCTTTGATAAAGTAAAACTTGGTCTTGAGAATGACAAGAGTCACGTATTTCCTTTTAGAAACAGCAAAGTTTACACTACGCTTCCTTCTGATGAAATGAGCAGGCTCTATGATGCTGTTCCACTGAAAGCTCAAACTCAAGAGCTTATTGGAAACAGATTAGTTTACGGTAATTATACTGAAAACTACAACATGGTTGACTACAATAATAACGATATAAAGTTTGATTTTACCTTAAACAAAATATCGTTCCCAGTTCAACCAGGAAATCCGTCTAGAACTGCAAAAAGCAATAGAAGTTACGAAGCTGGTATTGTATATTTAGATGATTACGGAAGGATGTCTACTGTAATGACTTGTGAAAACAACAGTGTTTTCGTTCCTGTAAATGACTGTATAAACAGAAACACATTACAATTAGTTATAAATAATATTGCTCCTAAGTGGGCTAAGTATTAC